CTGCTACAGTATCTGGACGAGCACCATCAGTAATTTGATATTTGTCAAAAAGAGTAACTACATTGTGCAAATCGTCACGAAGTTTGACTCTACGAAACAAATTTTTAGCACGAACATAAGCATCAGAAGAATTTCTGCCTACAAAAGGTGATTGATATTCTAAATCTGGTAGTTCTCTAAAGTATCCCATTAGTATCCAACTCCGATATCTGTTGAATCATCATAATCACTAAAGTAAACTGGATTCAATTCTTGAAATGATAATGTAAGTTTCATATGAACTGGTGTTGCATCTTCATAAGTTGCATAAGCACCAGATGCAGTATAATCAACTGCCATGTTTGTTAGGGCACATGGTTTGAATGAGTTTAAAAATGGATGTTTTTCGCCACCACTTCTATATTCCAATTGAAATACATTTGGAGAATCGATAAACAATCCAGCACCAGTACCAGTTGATGTTTTTGCAGCCATTGATTTTTTAAATGCTCTTATAATACTTTTAACGGATTTTGATTCCACATCATCTCTTGGTGACATATTAAATGTAAAATTAAATGATCTTAACTGTACTCCCTTAAAGAGTAGTTCCATATTTGGATTCAGAATTTTACCTTCTGATCTGGAAAGAAGACCTTCTGCACTTACATTCGCATTAAGGGAATTGGCTGCCTTTGCTGCAAAATAACTGGTAATTAAATCTTGTCCATTTCCGCTTGTGGCAACATTTTTTATTGCTGATGTAATATCTTTAAATCCTTTTTCAGGATCTCCTGCTATAGCCTGTTGTGCCCCACCAACTAGTCCCGCAGCTAATGGATTTAAACTATCATCGCCCCAATCAACCATATTACTATCACTAATTCCTTGTGGCATGGGAAGAAGAATTTGATATAAGGAATTCGTTAAATTTCCACTATCCGCCAGTGCCTGGGTGGAAGTTCTCTGAATAAGATTTGATGGATTGGTACTTACACTTGGAGGTACATAATTGACGATAAGAATCTGCAGATAATCATCAGACTCAGTTATTCTTTTTGCTGGATATCTGAAACATTCTGCCATTTGAATTTTCTAACTATTTAGACTATGTTGATAATATCTTTCTATATGGGACATCATGAAGATAATCAAACTCTTCCCCTCTTTGAACTCTATGGAATGAACTTCCAACTCCTTCCCAAACATAATTTCTATGATCTGACCAATGTACATTATATCCTTTAAATCCTGATAAACTAATTGATTCTACCATTAATAATGGATGTTGATCGTATAAAATTCCTGGTGTTTTTGCAGTATAAACAAAAGTGTATATATTTCCTGGTCTTGGATATTTTTCGGTGTCATCAAATATTTTTTGAATAATTGACATAATTTCATCTTCACTATCAATTTCTTGTAAAATTGCCTCTTCCAGCATTTGAATTCTATTTAATTTTTTAGTAGGTACTTCTAATTCCTCTAAAGTTTCTGAAGTCTGCTCTTCTTGTATGGATTTTTGTTGTTGCTCAGAAAGTTTTTCTCTCTGACTTGTGAGAAGAGGTTTAATTTTTCCTTTTGGAATTTTACTTACTTTTCTTGCCATTACTTAATACCTAAATGATCTTCTGTGAGAATTTTAAACTCATATCCCCTATCAGCACACCATTCTTCTGCTACCTTCCACTTTGCCTGATTCTTTGCATACTCAACCACTTCGTAAATATATCCTTTTGTCTTTCTCTTTTGTGGTATTGGTTCTATCGTCTGTTTCTTTGGTTTAATTTCAATGATACATTTTTTAATTTGACCACTACTTTCTCTTACTTTGATATAAAAATCTGGAAAATATCTATGAATCTTATTATCAATGGGAGATCTATATGGCAATGCAATTTCTTCACTTCCCCATTCAAGAATATTTTCATTAAGATCGCAGTACTTCATGAACTTACGTTCCCACAAAGACCTATAAATAATGTTACTATGATCTCCTCGGTACTTCTGGGGATTAGTTGGTTGATATTTTCCCTTATATGACATACATACAGTACATAAGACCTTAAGAGTATTTAGAGTGTCCATAGCACGTCCTCGCAAGATATCTCAGATTAAACCACTCTTTGGAAATCTTGCACAAACCAGTCACTATCAAGTTTACTTTGGTGGATTATCAAGACCTCTTCAAAGTTATTTGACTTTGAGAGGTGTTAGTTCAAGATTCGTTGCAGAAAGTGCTGGATTATTGTGTTCTTCTGCGTCATTACCAGGTAGTTCTCTTGGAACTGCGGATATTGTTGGTGATGTTACAGGAGTCACCGAAAAGATGGCACATACCAGAATTTTTACTGCAATTGATTTAACATTTTATGTTGATAAGGAATATAGAATGTTAAAATTTTTGGAGCACTGGATAGAATTTATTGGCAGTGGATCTGGAGTAAATGCTGGTAGAGATGGATATTTTTTCCGAATGAAATATCCGATAGATTATAAGACAAATACGACTAAAATTTTAAAGTTTGATCGGGACTATAGAAATGAAATTGAATATAATTTCTTTGGATTATTTCCGACCGCAATATATTCTCCATCAATCGCATATTCAGATTCTCAAGTATTGACCGTAACCGCATCATTTAATTATGAGAGATATGTTTGTGGTTCTATAACAAGTGTTGATATAAATTCTGCTAAGGATAATAATAAACAACCAGAAAATACAACTCAAGCAAATACGAGTGGAAATTCTCAAGATAGACTTGCAACCGGAAGAGATGAAATGTTGTGGAGAAATCGAAATGAAGGTACTGGAAGATTGGATGATCCAAGACCAAGAGGAATAGGTGATCCATCTTCCAGAAACAGTGGATGGTTTTCTTTTGGTGATGGTGGTGGAGGATCTTCTGCACAGGAGAGTGGAATCACCGGAACAAGTGGAAATTCTGGAACAATCTCCGCAAATAATGAAAGTATTTACAACTAAATAACAGCATCTGAATTCTATAGGATATTATGCCTTTACCAAAGATTGCGACTCCAATTTATGAGTTGGAAATTCCCTCATTAAAGAAAAAGATTAGATATAGACCATTTTTAGTTAAAGAAGAAAAGATTCTCATCATTGCAATGGAGAGTGAGGATAGTAAGCAAATTGCAAATGCAGTTAAGACAGTAATTTCTAACTGCATTTTAAGTAAAGGAATTAAGATTGATGATCTTGCCACATTTGACATTGAGTATTTGTTCTTGAATATTCGTGGTAAGTCGGTTGGTGAGACTGTTGATGTATTAATTACTTGTCCAGATGATGGTACAACAAAAGTTCCTGTTAGTATCAATCTAGATGAGATTCTGGTACAAGATCAAGAAGGACATTCAAGAGATATTAAGTTGGATGATATTTTGACCATGAGAATGAAATATCCTTCTATGTCAGAATTCATTAAAAATAACTTTAATAGTGACGAGGGAATTGGTATTAATGAATCATTTGATTTGATTTGTACATGTATTGATCAAGTTTATTCTGAAGAGGAATCTTGGGTCGGAAGTGATTGCTCTAAGAAAGAACTTTCTGAATTTGTGGAGCAGTTAAATTCTAAACAGTTCAAAGAAATTGAAAAGTTCTTTGAAACGATGCCTAAACTTTCTCATAATATTAAAATTAAAAATCCAAATACTGGCATTGAGAGTGAAGTGGTATTGGAAGGACTTCCATCTTTTTTCGTGTAGCACTCTCCCACACGGATTTGGCATCATATTATAGAACAACATTTTCTTTGATTCAGCACCATAAATATAGTTTGACCGAGTTAGAAAATATGATGCCGTGGGAGAGGGAAGTTTATATTACACTATTACAACAGTATATTGAAGAAGAAAATCTTAAAAATCAACAATCCTAATGGCAGTTATACCGTCACCACTTTCCAGTTCTATTCAAGGTATTAATCAAACTACCGTATCGGGGAATATTTTTGGTGGTGGCAATAAAGTTGATGCACAAACTCAATCTTCAATAGATTCTAATACTTCTGCGGTAGCATCACTTCAGAAACAGGTAAATCAATTATCACAAACTAATGCACAAATTCTTG